CAAAATTCTCGTAATAAGGCGCGCGTCTATGTAATTCACTAATTAAAGCATAAGTATAGTAAACCTCTCCCCAGTTTATTGTGTTTGTTATAACTCCTATGCCCCACCAAGAGCTGCCATACATTTCATTTGCCATTATATTGTTAGTTTTATTGCCTCAGCTTGTGTTAATACTTTGTCGTATACTCTTGTGTCGTTTACTTCGCCTTGAAAAAAGTCGCTATTTGCTGCACTATTAGAAAAATTTACTCTATCTAATCCAGTAGGTACAGTCGCACTTGTATCTGTGCTTACTAAAGCTCCGTTTATATAAAATTTATACTCGTTAAGCTTAAAAGTAACTAGTATTTTATTTCTTTGATTAAATGTAATTGTCTGATAATTGCTTACACCACCACTTGAAAACAGCCTGACTTGAGTTCCGTTGCTTTGAAATTGTATTAAAATTCTTTGTGATGTAGTGCTATTACTTAAACTAATCGTATTAACAATTCCATTATTAAACGGTAAAACGTCTATAAAAAAACTACCTTCTGTTATATTAAATAAAGTAGCGTCTACACCTCCTATACAAGTGTCTCCAAACCTTGTCTGTGCTGTATTTTCGGTTGGTATATAGCTTGTGCCAAAGGTGCTTTCTTCTACCTGACAGCCCCATAAATAAACAAAAGCTGTTGAGCTTGTATCATTGCTATCAACGTTACCGCTTGTTTCTCTTGGAGAAAAATAGCTTTGAAGTGCATTAACTGTATCAGATAAAAAAGAATAAGATATTTTAAACCAACCATTTGAAAACTCAGTAACGCTTGTACTATTTAATACAGCAGTTCCTGCCTCATTTGTGAAAATAAATGACTTAGTAGAAAATTGAAATCTTAAGTCTATTCTATTAGAGTAACTCCCTTGCGCCCTTAAGGATAAGAAATCTACATTGCCTTGTTTCACAAAAATAGAAGTAGTGTATTGGATTTGACTTGCATTTTTACTAAAGCCATCCTGAATATAACTAGCTATAGTTGACGTTCTTTGTAACTTATCTGCATTTACTACACCGCTAGGTGACGTTGTGTCATTAGAAGTTACTGTTGTGCGTAATTTAAACCATTCTTGTTTCTCAAGTTCTTGACTATAAACCTGTAAGTTGGTAGACCGTTTTTCTAACAATAAACTAGGACACGTACTGTTTAAGTAATTAAGTCTTGGAGTGTCGTTTGCCACCTCTTCGATTAATTTGTCTTTGTTTACTCTAGTCGCCAGTCCGTTGTTTCTGTTAAAAGCAAAGTCTGCACTACCGTTACTAGGCAAAACAGAGTAAACCTGTGGGCTTGTGCTAGTCTGACCTTTATATCCACTTGGAATTAATGCTAGTATAGGTATACTCATTACTTATTGTTTTTGTTTAATAAATACCACTTATGAAGCGTGTAGCCTAAAGAGACTACTAAAAGAGATAGTTTTAATATCACGTCTATGTTAGTCATACTTATAGCTAGGCTGCTGAAATTTAATGTAAATATTTTTATATCGCTAAGATTCATTTTTCTTTTTTTCTTTTTGCATACGTATATAGCTTACTAGCTTTTTAACGTTTGTCTTTTTAATTTTATACTCTTTTTTCATTATAAGACCCAGCCAACAAATGCCGCACTTTTAGAGGGGTACATATCCTCGTCTCTATTTTCAAAATACTTAGGAAACTTTGCCGAAGCGTTAAAGCTCATATAATCTATAAACCTACGCGTGTAAAACTCTGCGTAATTTCTATGTTTTTGTGTTAAAAAGTCTACTTCGTCTTTTGTCGCTGCCTGTCCGTTTTCGCTAGTATGCTTAAATAAACCACCGTTTTTAATTTCAAAACTACTAAAAGGAAGGTAGTCTACCATAGCAAAATGAATAAGCATAGGTTGCAAATAGTCGTTAAGAAGTAGCTGCTGGTCTGCTGAGACTGTGTTTGCTAGTATATCTGCGCTAATCTGGTCGTATAGAGCCGTACCGCAATATATTTGTAAATGCTGCTGTTGGCTTATTTTGATTATCTGTATAAAGCGGTCAGTATCTACCGAGCCGTTTATTATAGTGTTTTTTACTAGGTCAGTCCTATTTATAAAAAGTGCTGTAGCCATTTATTTAATTATTATATCGCCAGTAATCATTACTAGACTTTGCTATTTGCGCCACTTGTGGAGCGTTTTTTTCTATCTCTGCCTCTTTACGTAAGCTAGGGTCTAACTCGTTTATTCTACGTCTAGCCTCAGTTACTGTTATTTTCTTATTGTTTTTTCTTAAGTACGTTCTACGCTCCCAATAATGTTTACAGTTAACACCGCCCTTATATAACCATATATTGTAAGTGCTTGATCCTGAAGGACTTAGCTCTGAGTTGTCACCGCTTTGTTTGTCTAGGTCTTCTTTGCGATAGATTTTCTTAGCTGCCCACATTTTCTGGCAAAAATCACGCTCTGGATTATTAGACCCCATATAAGCATAACGTACTTTTAAAATACTAGTGTCCTGCTCGCTTGTTTTGCTTGGCGAGCTAGAAACTACGCTAGCTAAACTTAAAGCGCTGTGTATATTGTCGTCGTATTCATTTGCTGGTGTAGAGTCTATAAGCTCCCAGTCGTCTAGGTCTTCCTCTTCGCCTAAGCCTTCTAGTCTGTCTAGTAGTGCTTTTGCTATTTCGTCTGTTAACTTAGGTCTCTCGTCTTTTTTACTTAGGTCTGTATGCGACTTACAAGGCATAAACCATTTTGTACCGTCGTCTTCTATATGTTCGTGATAACCCATACACCCTAAGTCTTTAGCTTTATTCTTTGCCTCTTCTATAGTTTTATAAGCTTCTTTACCGTCAATTACTTTTAACTCGCTTACGTCGATTTTAAAGTCTCTTTTTTGTCCTGTTTGCTCTTCTACTTCCTCAGCGCTGTTAGCGTTTGTTAAGTCTACAAACTCTAGGGGCTGTAAGGTCTTTACGTATAGTTTTAAGCTCATTTCGTTGTAAGACAGTATAGAATCAAAGGCTTTTAAAATAAGGGCTTGAAACGGCGCTATAACGGTATTGTCAAAAAGTATACTAGCCTGGCGTAATTCGTCTGAATTTGACGAAAACCCTGTGGACTTGTTAATACCTAAAAGTAATGGACTTGTAATCCTGTGACCTATAATAATTTTTTGGCTACTCTCTTCGCTTAAGAATTGATATTGCTGGTGTGCGTCTGACAGCTGGATTGTTTCGACTGTCGCCTGCTCTTCTGCGTTATTATTAAAAGCTAGAATTATACGCCCTGCATTAGAAGTGCCTGTGTATTTTTGATATATTTTATTTTCTATCTCTCGCTGTGTGTCTTCGTCTGGAATACCTGAGTTCATATTCATAAGCATACTCGGCGCCATACCATTAAGTAGCGAATTTAAATGGAAGTTGCTAATTTCTGACTCCATCTCTATATATTGTGTCGCTCCCTGGTAGTCGACAGGACTATAGTAGTAATATCCTGATTTATAGGGCTTTATGTATAAAATCTCTATGTCTTCGTTAGAAAAACCAAAAGCTGGTATTCTTTTTAAATCGTCGCCGTTTTTTACCTCAGACCAGTCTGGCGAGTAGTAATAAGCTTCTATGTCTCCACTTTCGCTACTACATTTTTCAGCTCGTAAAGTTTCTACTGGGTAGTGTTCAACTTGTACCACCTTACTGTGGTCTTCATTATATATAACTTGTAGGCTAGCTTGACCAAATAACTTTAAATCTATCGCTAAACGGCTTAAACACTCGTCTGTAAATAGTTTTTTCATTGTAGCGTATTCGTTAGGCTTTTGGTTGCTATCTAAAGCGTCTACACCACGTCCAGCAATTAACTGCGCTATACCATTAATAGCCGCCGAGTTAGTAGGCGAGCCGTTAAATAAGTCATTTAGAAACCCAAAGTAATTATTGTCTGCGCCGTACTTTACAAAATCGTTGTTTTGCTCTTCTACTATTTCTGGGCTTGTATACGTTCCTAAATTAATAAACCTAGGGACAGAGTTTTGCACTACGCCGCTAGTTGTTTTCTTTTTTGATTTTTTCATAATACTATATAGTCGTTACTATAGCTATCGTTGGTTATATAAAGGTCTTTATTTATGCTGTACTCTTCATTATTATTTTGATTAATAGTCTGAGCTGTGCAAAATATTTTATCTGCGTTATATTTCCTACCAGCTACACTAGTTAGGGTTAAGTCGTAAAAATGACCCTCTAATAAAGTAAATACGCCTGTAAATTTAAGGTAGTCGTTTTCTTTTACCATAGTTGTAGTGTAAGACGTTGTAGTATTGGTTTGGTCGTCTCTAAGCTTTATTACATTGCTAATAGTATACTCTCTAGGTATAATAAAAAACGTTTGCTCGTCTGTAGTTGGTTTTAACACTCTCATACATATATAACGTAGAATTTTATTTTTTTGCATAAAAAAAGAGCGCATCTCTGCGCCCTCTTCATAGCCTTAGCATATACCTAATATAACCCCTTATTATGCTGGCTCAATTTGTGATGCTGACTCGTTAGCAGTAACTACAGTAGAAACTGTAAAATAAGCTGGTAAAACTTCTTGTGCTGTAAAAGTCAAAGCTGAGAAGCCTGATAGGTCTCCGTAAGCTTGTCCTGTAGTGATTGAACCACCAGAGCTATGCACTCCGTTAGACGCTCCCATAAGGAAATAGTTTGAATTATAGTCTTCCACAAAAACGTGGGTTCTAGACTTTAATAAATCAGTTAGCTCAAACTGTGTAAGTTTGTCTAGTTTCTTTAACGTTACCGTTAATGTCTGCTCGTAGAATACGCTTCCGTTTTCAGCTGACGCTGTTACCGCTTGCTCTAGTCCGTTAGACCCTTCTACGTCGTATTTAAATAGTGTTGGCGTTCCTGCTATGCTTTCTAACTCGCCTGTCGTTGCGCTTACTGTTAAAGCGCCTAAAGTACCATACGAGCATACGTAAAATGCTTTTATGCCTCCGACTGAGCTAGTGCAAGGTAAAGTACGTCCGATACTTAGTGAATTGCAACTCATTTGTTTATGTTTTTAAAAGTTAAAAAAAAAGGGGCGGTAGGCACGAAACGGCTTACCTACCCCTTAATTTGATTGTTAGTTAATTATGCTAAAGTATATAGCGAAATATCCTGTGAAACGCCATATTGTACGCCTGCCGCGAAACGTAGAATAATTCTTACGTTGTCTGAACCGTCCAAATCTTGCATATCTAAAAGTTTAGCTGACGCTGAACCTAGGTCACTAAGAAGGTTTGTTCCAAAAAATAAGTTGCTTTTTTCAGCTGCTACCATATGGTCTGCTGGCATCCCTGGTGCTTTAAATACTTTGATACCTTCGAAAGTTAAACCTCCGTTGTCATACCATAAAGAACCTCTGTTGTCTACACCGTTAGCTCCTGCTGCTGCGTGCCCTGAATTACCGAAACCTCCGAGAGCTCTAACATAGGCTTTAAAAGCTACCGTTGGCAAATATAAATGTAGGTCTTCCTTGCCGTAAACTGCTGCTCCAATGGAATCTACTAGCTTTCCAAGCTCGTCAATAATATTAGCAGATGTAAAAGAAGTAGCTGTTACTCCTGGTACGTCTACTACGTTACCGTCAGCTGTCATAAGTGTAGTTAAACCGTCAAATTCTCCAGCTGTAGCGTTTACACCACCCCAGATATTTTGCTCAGTTTTTTGTGCTACCTCAGCGGCTACGTGAGCCATAATGTAGTCAGCAAAAGAATTAGGTAATGTTTTGTAAGCGCTAGCTCCCATTTCTAAAGCTAAGTAGTCAGATAAAAAATCTTTCTTACAAAGTTGTAAATTTACTTGGAACGGCTCTACCTCTAATACTCTCTCTGAAAGTGTGATCTGGTCAGCTGTTACTGTAAAGTCGCAAGTTGCGTTAGAAATAATTCCTGTAGTGTCTAATTTCTTTACTACTTCTTTGTAAGCTACGTTTGGCTTAACTGTGATAGCCCCTTTATCGATAGTGTCTCCAGAAAGCAAAGCTGCTGAAATTATCTGTCCTAGGTACTGTCCTTCGTAACTCGTTGTGATTGTGTCTACACTACCGTTTCCTGTAATGCTTCTTAAATTTGTTTTTTTCATTTTATTAATTGTTAAAAAGTTTATTGAATACTCTGTCTTTTGTTGTGTTACTGTTGTTACTTTGAGCGTAAAGGTTTTGTGCTACCTTTTGTTGTGTCTCTGGGTTGTGCTTCATAGGCTTACTGGCTGGCTTTTGGCTAGACATTTTTTCTTTTTTGTCGTCTTCCTCTTCTTTTTTGTCTTCCATCTCGGCTAGCTTTTGCTTAAGCTCTTCCATTTGCTCTTTTACCTCTTCAATTACTGGAGCGATAACTTCTACTACAGCTTCTACGATAGCTGCTACCTCTTCTGCTGCCGCTTCTGGCACGTCTTCTACAATAATGTCTTCCTCGAGTTCCTCTTCTTTAATTTCCTCGGTCTCTTCGGCTGCTGCCTCTTTTACTTCTGCAATCATTCCTTCCTCAGATACGACAATAGTTTTACCTTCTGAGGTTAAATAGTCTCCGATTGGTAAAGCGATGCGCTCATCATCCGAAACTATAAATACAGCTTGCCCAGCTTCAAAAGCCTCAGCTTCTATAACTGTTACGCCGTCTTCTAGTGTTTGCTGTGCTAAATTTACTCTAGCTTTTAGCAAAGTTTTAATTTGCGATAACATTTCTGTTGGTTTCATATTTATTATTTATTTATTACTATTTATTTATTAACTAAAATCTGCTAGTCCAAAACGTTCATTAGCCTCTCTTCTTAGTTCTTGGTAACTACTTCTAAGACTTTCATTTACCGAGTCAGCAGACTCTAAAATATTTTTAATTTCTGCGTAATTAGAAACTAAACTGTCAGGACTAATACCCAAATCGTCAGCTTTTAATTCTAACTCATCTATCCATACTCTCATTTGTTCAACTGCCTCTTCGAGACCTCTAGCAGAACCGTTTAACATAAAATTATCAACCTCTATAGACATTTCATTGTTAAAAGCATTTAATCTGTTTATCCACTCTTCAAATAGATCTGGCGCAAAACTAGCTTCACTATAAGACTGCTCTAGGTAATCAAAACTACTATCTATGTCGTTTACTATTGATAATTCAACAGCCTTTTTAGCTGGCTTTAATTTGTCTATAATAGACAGTACTGTTTTGTTTGTGTTCATATTTATAGTCTTATTGCTGTTTCAAATTGTGTTTTGCGGTTTTCAAACTTAGCAAAGTCTTCTGTCAAAAATTCTATTTCTCTAATATGCTCTTCGTAATTAGGATATACGTCTTCTACGCTTAAACCTAACTCTTCTGATTTAATTCTAATCTCTTCTAAACGTTGTCGGTCTGAATCTAATTCACCTGGAGTTAAGAAAGCCTCGCTATTATTAAAAAACACGTCGTAAAGCTTAATATATGCGTCGTACATAACGTCAAACTCCTGGTCAAAAAATTCCTCAACAGCATAATTAAGTCTTCCTGTCTCTTCTGTTAATATGTCTAAATCGTAGTCTAACTCATCTACTAGTCCTAAAGCTACTTTTTTCTTAGCGTTTAGGTTAGCCTCTGCTTTTTTTAATTCTGTAGTGTGTTTACTGTTATCAAACAGCCTACTAAATACTCTATCTTTTGTACTCATAATTATATAACGTATTGATTATTTTATTTGCATTTTTACTCGCTAACTGCTGTTATACGACCTATGCCTTGCGCCCATAGTGAACCGTCGCAGCACTCGCTAGAGTATGTTAACTCGTCTTTACATAAACAGCCTCTGCTGCTGCCTGTAGGCGATACACCAGTATTTTTAGCTGGTCGTCTATTTTGTTTACGTCTTTTACTCATTACAGCTGTGCTTTAACTATTGACTGTTTTATTTCTAGTAGCTTTAAGCCTGCCTCTATTTCTGAGCTTAAGTCTTCCTCTATTTGTTCTTTAGGTCTGTCGGTTGCTCGCTCAGCAAAGTAGCCTTCTATACTAAAACCGCGAATAGACCCCTCGACCTTAGCCATTTCCCAAAGTTTTTCGTTATTTACTTTAACAGCTCCTACCCACGTACCTACTGGCAAGTTTAAATCATATAGCGCGCTTTTGTCTTTTTCTTTGTCTTCTACTATCCAGCTCTCTACTAAGCTAACGCCTTCCACTTCCTTAATATGTTCGTATGTCGCATTGTTTGCGTTGCCATTCATTAAGTATAACTCACTAGCTTTTTTAACTGTGTCTTTTGTAAAGTGTATGTAATACTCTTCGTCTCCGTCTTTACGATATATCATTTTGTTAGGCACTAGCAATGCACCTATAAGTATTTTCTTGTCTTCGTCTAAAGCCTTAAACTTATACTCTCGTTTGTTTTCGTTAAGCGCTACCCAATTTTCCTCAATGGCTGGATATTCTACCAAACTTATAGCGTCTATACCTGAGTACTCGTCGTTTTCGTCTATTATTAGCTCTATTATTTTCATATCTATATAACGTATTTAATTTATTTTTTGCTTTTATCCTATTGTAGCACCGTCTACTATGTTTCGCTCTAAAGCCTGGGACGTAGTTACGTCGTCTGAAATTACATAAGCCCTAGTAGGTTGGTTTGACTGACCTCCTATAGCGTCGGCTAATTGACTTGAACCGCTAGCTCCTACTACATTAAAGGCAGGGGGTGTAAAAGTTGGAGTACCACCACCGCCACCACCACCGCCAGTAACTCCAGCAGGCTTAGGTACAGACTTAATTTGCTGTACTGTTTTTAAACCAGAAGCTAATACAGTCGCACTAGCTACGGCTTTTTGTATAACGTCAAACGGAGAAGGTAAAACACTTTCGTTAGCCCACACCTCTGAAATACCTTGGTAAGTGTTAATAGTGGCTGCTGCTATAGCCGCTGCTTTGCCTGCTGCACTCTTTTTACCGAGTATGTTAGCAACCTGACCAAACGTGTCGCTCATAGACGATAGCTGTTGTTTTTTTAATGTTCTATCTCTAGCTATGTCTTCTGCGTCTGCTTTATCTTTAATAGCTTTAAACTCCTCTGCTTGTGCAGCCTCTAGTATTGTTGTGTCTTCGCCGAATGTTTTTGCGGCTTCTATTAAGTTAAAATATTTTTCCCTTACAGCGTTTTCCTCTAGCGTTTGCTTATCTAGAAGTCTATTAAAATATTCGTTCTCTAAGTCTTCAATAGACTGTAGCTGTTGTCTTTTTAAGTCTGCGTCTTTTTGTGCTGAGTCTGCTATTAACTTGTCTATTATGGCTTGGTCAGCTTTTATCTTATCAGCTTTGGCTTTTGAGTCTTCGTCATCTTGTTTTTTACCGCTAGACCTTTTTTCTTCTCTATTTTTTCTTTCTTTTAATTCGTAACCGTCCCTAGTGTTTTTTAATTTATCTAATTGTTTTTTTGTTTCTGCGATAGTCTCGTCTCCTTTAGCTGCTACTTCGTCTGGGTCAAATAGTAATGAAGCACCAAAATCTAAAAAACCTTTTGTTAATTGAGTTCCTTTACTAATAATGCCTAGTGACGCTAAACTGTTTGTTAAACCGTCTATAAGACCTAAAAAAACTGTTACTGGCGCAGCGACAACAGCTATAAAACCCATTGTTATGTTTTTGTTACGCTTAGCAGTTTCAACTTGTGATTTTTTAATCTCTTGCTGTGTTACCATCTGAGCTTCTAACGCTGCGATAGTTTCGTTAGTCTGTGCTTTTTTCATAGCTAAAATATCCTCCTCAGATTTACCTTGTAGCCTTAAGGTATTTTCTGTCATAGATATCGCGTCACTCTGGTCTATACTAGCTTGTACGGATTCTTGCTGTAAGTACAATAAGTCTTCTTGCTCTGCACTAACTCCAGAAACTAACTCTTTTATGTCGTCCCAGTAAGCTACTATTAAACCCAAAGCCACGACAATAGCGCCTATACCTGTAGAAATAATAGCAGTTTTTAAACCTTTAAAACCTAAGCTTAACCCTTTAACGGCTTTTATACCGCCTTGCAATCCAGCTTTGTAGTCTTGAAATTGAGATACAGCACCGCCAGTAACCTGGTCTAAAATTCTAGTTGCTTGGTAGTTTTTTTCTAGCTCTTTGTTAAAAGACCCTAAGCCTTTAGTAACGTCTGCAATAGCCTTTGTTGAGCCTTTAGTCTTTACTACTATTTCAACTCCTATTTTATCTAAAGCCATTTTATCTCATTTTTAAGTTTATTAAAACCCTCCTTCAAACTAGTAGGTAGCTTGTTTTTGCCCTGTGCTATTTGTATTAGTTCCGTTTCGCCATTGGCGTTTTTTAAAAGTTCTAGTATATTTTTTATCATAATTCGTTAAGTAGTTCTATTTCTGACTTGCCGTCTTGTAGGTTTGTCTTTATAGAGTTTATTTTATATCTGCGTCCGTTTATGTCAAATCTATCAGCAAGCGTAAAGTTTAACAGTATTCTTAAAGGCAAATACGCTGTCACTTTTGTTAGTCTGTTTTTGTTATTAAATATGTCTATAATATAATTTGAGTAATATTTCTGAAATAAAGTGTCTGTAAATAAAGTGCCTCCTTCATATTCGTTATTCTCGTTTTTAAAATTTATATTATCTTTACTTACTGTAGAATCTAAGTCTAAAGAATTGCTAGGTATTATATACGTGGTTATTGGAGAATGTGAAGCCGCACTGTCTCTGAATGATATTTGCGTAGCACTTGTCTGTCTAATAGGATAGAACAAAAATGGGTCTCCTATATAAGATTCTCTGTTATCGTCTACACAATAGCCCCACTGTACGTCTGTTGAAGAGGAGTCATTTAAGTCTAGTAGCCTTTCAAATTTAAAATGCGCAAAAGGTAAATCTACTTTATAAATTCCACCGTCTAAATTTTCGTTTCCGTTATAAGCTTCTTTAGCCCATACGTAGTTTTCTATTTGATTATGTACGGCTGCTAGTAACGTTTTAGTGTCTTTGTAGCCGAAAACTATTTCTTTGTAAGGAAGTGCTACGTCTATTTCGCTTTTAGTTATGTCTACAAAATTACTTATATCATAATTTATTCCTGTAGTATAATAATTATCTAACGTCTTGACCACTACAGTTCCTGTGCTGTCTACGTACGCCACTAAATTGAACATCTTAAACAATCCAGTAAGAAAGTCTATAACTTTTATTTCTGGAATTTGCTGTGTTATTTCGAATTGTATTTGAGCTTCTGTTTCATAACTATTAGTTGAAAAGCTGTCTATTGTTGCAGATTCACCTGGCTCGGTAGCTGTTAATTCCCAAATTATATTTGTAAAAGCTATATTTTGAGTATGTGATATTCTCACTGTATAGTCTGAGTTGTTAGCATACGACTGACCAGGAAAGGTTATTGTTTTGTTTTGTGTAGTTACCTCTGTGTTAAAAGTTTCTATGCCATTTCTAAAAACAGTAACAGAGTAAGGAATAGTGTTTGACGACCTAAATAAGTATAATCTAAAAGTATCAACAATAAAGTTTGAAGGTACGTCTGTTCTAAAAGTAGAGCTATTAGTCATACTCGACAAACTACCACTTTGCGAAGTCCAACCGTCTACTGTTGTAAAAAAAGTAGTGACTTGAGTTCCAAAGCCTACGTCTCCCTTTTTTCTATGTAACCACATAAACAGGTTATTGTATGGTAAATTAGTTGACGTAAAAAAGTCGTTTGAAAATGTTATACCAGTGTAATGACTTTCTATAGCTTCTACTATTTTACGTATTCTTAAAGCATACTTTAATTGAGAGAATAAAACGCCGTGCTGGTGTCCGCTTTGATACCATAAATTACCATCAGACCCAGAGTTATTAGATGTTTCAAAATACAGCCTATCAGTGTGCGTAATCAAAGGCACTACTACGTCTGCTACCGTTGGGTCTCTTTGTAAAGCTGACTTAATTTCTGACGTAGAATAAATTTCACTTAGACTATTTAAGTCTGTTAAAACATTTAGCTTGTCTTCGCCTATAATGTCTTTTAAGTTTACTGTATTACCAAAAAAAGTTATTCTGTATGAGTACGGTTTATTGTCTTTTAGGCTAACCCCCTCTAGCTTTATTTTGCCGTCTTTAAATGGGTAACTGTTTAATTCTATTGTCGCTGACTTTTTAATCCTGGCGTCAAAACCGCCGTCTATATCAAAGTTATAGTAGTGCTTAAATATTTTATTGTTAGACTTACTAGCGGGCAATGTAAACGTCTTAGTAAATTCCGTAAAAATCTTATCTACTTGTCTAGCGTTTTTTAGGGTTTGAGTTAGAGAGACTGTCTCGTCTTTAAACAATTCTACCCTTTGACCTTCTATGTAAAGCTCTATGTTTTGCATTACCTTATATTATTTATTTTGTCGTTAGCTATGTCAAAGTCTATAGCGTAGTCGACAAGGTTGTCGTTTAGCGTAGTCTTAAATGTAAGAGATTTTGTTTTAGGTACTAAAGGTCTTACTAGCTCTTGAGTGTCTGTTATAAAGGTTGCCCAAACCTGTTCGCTTAACATAAGCTCCTCTACGACCTGGTTGTAGTCGTCATTTATAAAACCTGTATTCATAGAGATACTGTCATTACCTTGAACCATAAACTGTGTGCGCTGGTGCTGGTAAGTTTTGTATGTTAGTGATGATTGATTAAATACTGCTGACTTAAACTCTTCTCCTTTTACGACAGTGCTGTCTGTAGACTTCTTAAAGAAAATTAAATCCTGTATAGCTCCAAACTTATTTACAAACGTAACTTTGATAGGCGTATACTTACACTCTTCTAGGGTTATTATTTTTACTATTTCTGTACCACTGTCTGAGCTTACGTAAACCTCGTCTATTAACTCTACTGAAAATTCGCTTAAAAAATCATCTAAGCAAGTGCTGCCCTCAAACGTACCCCCTGCACTTATAACTCTATCTACAAAGCCGTCGTAGTCTACGTCTCCAGAGTTAGTAGAGTTTGCTGAGATGTATCTAATTTGCTCTGAGGTTTTGACTACACTAGCAGACGTTAAGTCTATCTCTGTTTTAACTTCACCTTTATAAAGTAACGAGACTGAGTTAGTTCCCTGCACAAATACTGGTACTCTAAATAAATTATCGTCTAAAGCAAATATAGTTCTATTGGACTGTAGTAAATTAGTGCTTAGCGTTGGGTTAGCTCCTTGCTCAAAATAGCCATATCCGTCTAGACCAACAAAACCGTTAGCGTTGTCTGGAGTTACATTAATGTTCCCAGAGCCACCAGTAACAGTTGGTATTGCATTTATCCAAACCACGTCGCTGTCGTAACTACCGTCAAACTCTATTTCTAAGTAATCTCTAATTAACTCGCTAACCTCGTAGACTACAAAAGCGTTAGTCCCTAAAGGTTTTTTAGTAATTGAATACCTTAGAGTACCAACCACTACAGATGCGTTAGCTCTAAATGTACCTGTATATATATATAGTTTTAATGTTACCGAAGTCAATCCTGTTTTAGATACCTTTATATAGTATGGGCTTCTTAAATTTATTTGTGTCTGCATTACTTAGTTCTTTTATAATTTAACCCTTTTCGTTTTACGTCTGATTCTAAATTGTCTCTTAAATCTTTAGTGTATGCAAAAGCTAGTTTTCTGTTTATAATGTTTATTTCTGAGTCTAAGGCTTTAGTAAAAAAGTATGTCGGTTTTATTCCTGTATTCCAAATGCTACGGCTAATTAAGTAAACCATTGATTTACGTTTTATAAACCTACCCTTAGCGTCTCTTACGTTTGGTATACCTTTTTGCACTACCCATTTGTCAATAGCACTTCTTAAGCCACCACCGCCACTTGAATTGCCACTACCAAATCTAAAAGGAGACATAGGCGCTTTATTATACCTAGCCAAAGACCCTTGCGGCATAGCTCCAGGATTATTACCTTGCACACCTTGGTCTACAAATTTACCGTAGTCTTCTGCAAAAAATTCTAGCTTTGGATTATTAGTCGCTTTTGCTTTTATTTTGGAAGTCAGACTATTTGCTAAATTACCACTACTACTATTTTTATTTAAGTTAGCTTTTGCCTTGCTTATAATATTAGAAGACGCAGCTTCCATTTCTTTAATGACATTTTTTAACATATATATAAGTCGTTTTTAACCATTATCTCAAACGTAATAGCCCAACCTACTAGCTGGTTAGAGAATCGGTCTACAAACGGCTCGCACTGGGCGACTTCGTCTACTTGGTATCCGTCTAGTCTAAGCTGTCCATTGTGTAGTAGTTGGTATAGTCTATTAGTAACTGCTAGTTGTGTGTTAAGTATATTTTGTTCGCTTTCGTTTCTTTCAAATATATTAGTAGGTTCTGACTTACTTATGTCTGCTACGTCCATAGATAATACCGTTACGTTAAAGCTCATTACCTGACCATCATTACTAGCGCTGTTTACGATTATGTGTGATAGTGGAAATAACGTCTGTTTCGATAAGTCAATTTCTGACAGGTCGCCTGTACTTACGGTTGTAACATTCTTGTCTGCTAGCAGTGTGTTTTTAATTGTATCTAGCATTAAGTAATATGCCCTTGCGCCTGTGTTTGCCATTATTTTTTAAATTTACTTTTTATATAAGTGTCTTGTACTTCGTTTTTTTGTTTTTGGTATGTTAGATATGTTAGGCAGTTATGCACATTCTTTTTAGATACCAGCTCTAAGTCTAGAAATTTATCGTTTGCTAGTCTCATAAAGCTGTGATACCACCCCCACTGGTTTGTGAAGTTTGCATCTCTAGCTGTACCGCCTTCTCCTGTTCCCTCGAATAAGGCAGCGTAGCTTTCATTAAGTCGCTTTCTAAAAGAAAAAAAAAAGTAATAGCACTAACAGCTACACTAGCTGGCATATTTAACATCGCGTCGTGCCAGCTGTCACCTCTATATTCCTCTATCTCATACTTACCTTTTAGTCTTTGTGTTATAGGTCTATATAGTACAGCCATAGCTTTGTGCATAGAGTCCCAGTCAGATATAGTATTTTCTAAATCTACAAACTCACCAAAGGTCAGCTCGTCAAGTTGTGGTACAAAGCCAAACTCTGTTTTACCTATTTGAAACCTAGTTATTAACGCTGGTTTTTCAGACAGACATTCGTTTAGTTTGTTTACTATTATATTCATATCCGACATTTTCAGCTTTAATGCGTCGTCTATTTTTAAACCACAAAACAACTCTAACATTTTTAATCCAGCGTACTCTTCTGTTAAGTCTTCCTCGCCTTCAAAAGTCTTAATAAATTTCTGGTATCGGTGCAGGGGTATGTCACTTAGTGACGTGGGTACTGTTAATTCTACTTTCATTTTAAATGCTTTTATATATAACGTAATTATTTAAGATTTGTGTATACAAAAAAACCCCTACATTTCTGTAAGGGCTATTCATATGTAGTCCACTTTGATTTAAGACAGCTTGGATATTATGTCGTTGTATGTTTCTTTAGCGTCTTCGTAGCTTTCGCTGTTTAGCATCGAGGCTACCAGTATAGATATAATCTGTTTTCTCTCAAACTCTGGTAAGTCTATAATGTCCTGTAGTATTTCTTTTGTTTTAGTTTTCATATCGTATATATTTAATTAGCATTCTTTGTATGTCTCTATAAATTCTTGAGTTGTTTTAGCCTTGCTGTTTATACCAAGTAAGTATTCATTTTGTGCGTATTCTATTGCTAGAATTTTGACGTCTATCTTTTGTAGTTTGGTAAGGTTTAAATCGTCTATTGCTTTGTAGAAATTATCTCTGTTTGTCATATCGTTTAATTTAAGGGTTAATATTAGTATCGAGAATAGGAATCGAACCTATACTTTTTTACGCTACAGCTGTGTGTAAATGAAAATTCAATCGTTAATGATTTGTTTTTGCTGTCTGTAAATTGTGCTGCCTGTTACACTACCTCGTTATTAATGTTTCTTTTTAGAGGGTCTTCCTTGCATACCTTACTTTATGTTTCATTAACTATACTGCAATATACTTATAAACATAGATGTTCACAACTAATTAACATTTATTTAACGTATGGCATACCTAGCTACGTTTGGTCTAGATAGCTTAGTAAAGATACTATAACGGATTGAATCAATGCTGTGGTTGTGGCGGTCTACTGGTTTATTAAGAAGGTTGCCGTTTTTGTCTTCTACCCATTTGTAGTTTCGAAACTCCTGTATAGTGTTAGTGCTTCGACTTGTTACATATATATTATACCGCTTCATTAAGTCAATACCCATTAGTACACTGTCTTTGCCTTTTGTAGCAGGCTTACAGTTCCAACCAAACCTATGCAGCTCGTCTATACTCTTAGGTTCGCTACTGTCTGCGAATATCTCGTCTTGTCTTGTTAGTCCTAGCTCTAGTAGTTTATTATGTATGTCTCGGTTTGTCATTGCATAATCATAAAACAACTCGTCTATATATAAATTGTTGTCTAGTACATAGGTGTCTACTAAAACTGAGGGGTCGTTTACAAAACCCCAGTCAAGCCCTTTAGCTACTAGCTTAGCGTCTGGTGGTATCTCTTCACACTCAGAAACTTTAAATACTGTAGCTCTGTTACGTCCGACCTGCCCTAGACCATAAACCCTCCAATAGTCTGGGTCAGTATCTCTAAGGCGTTCTATCTCTTCTACTAGGCTTTGCTCTAAAAACTTATTGTCTTTGTAGGTTGTTATAGTAAACTGTGCATCGTCTCTAGGTTTTACCTTGGTGTATATCCAGCTGTACTCGTCGCTGGGGTTATAGTCCATTATGATACTAGGGTCACCTTCTACGCCTACAGTCCTAAATATTATCTGCGTGAATGAATCAAAGGTTATTTCGTTACACTCGTTTAGGAACGCTAAGTTTCTTTTACGTCCCTTTAACCTACTAGCTTGGTCTACGCTTACAAACTCAAATAGGTTTCCGTTTAGCCTGTATTCGCTATTACTTTTGTTATGGTTGGCTTCGTTGTATAAGTCGTGCTGTTTAAGTATATCAAAGAAATCTCTCATTACTGTAGCACGTAAGGCTGGGTAGGTAGCCCTAAAGATAGTTATAGTTTTACCTGTATGTCGCTGGGCGTATGAGAATATTAACCACAGCATAGAATTGTAAGTCTTGCCGCTACGAGTACCCCCTTGCAGTATAACTATTTTCTTGTTAGTCTCTTCTAAGTATTCCCAGACTACGTTAGTCTCTATTTGTGTACTCAAACTATTTAATTACTTTTACTGTAAATTCTTTAGTGTCCGTAACTTCGACTTGCTGGCGCTCTATATAACCCCTGTGCTTTGCTTTAGTCTTTAGATAGAATATAATGCAAGCAGTGTCATTCTCTTTAATCTTATCGTATAGCTTGCTTTCTACAAAATCTACTGCAATCTCTTGTATGTCTCTTACGTATGCTTTGTATTCTGGGTCTTCCTGTAGCCATCGATAGTGAGTAGCTCTACCTACGTCTGCGTTTAAACAGCTGGTAGATACTATGCCTAGATTAAATTCTAGCTCCTCTAGCATCTTTTTTTTACTGTCTTGTGTGTCTCGTACCATATACTAATATAACGTAACTTTTTAAAACTTTGCTAGGTAAGCTCTTCTATTTGTTGCACTAGGTCAACTTGGTCTACGTTGTCTGTCTCGGTATCTTTATATTCTAGCTCTTTGTTTAGTGTTCTATTGACAAAAGCCTTTATACTGTTAAGTCCTTTAATTGTGCTTATTTTATTTATGTCTTCTATAACGTTTCTATACTTAGTGTGTGTTACTTCTGTTGTTAGTATTCTATAGAAAATGTTTTTAAAGTCGTTACGTCTCGGCTCTATTTCGTCTTTATACTTTCTAACGCTGTATAG